GATGAATACGATGATTGCTGGTAAATCCAAGATGGCGCGATTAAATCTACACGCTTCTATGAATCACAAAGATCGTGCTCTGTTTTATGCTTATGCTGAGATTACTAGAATATGCAAAGACGTTCTCAAATTGACTGATAACGTGATTTATGATGCAACGATCAAGTACCGGGCGTTTAACAGTGCAGTCTTGACAAGAGGAGCTGTGCGCAATGGCATCAAGGCGAATTGCGTGTTCCAGGCGTGTCGCGAGAATAATGTGTCTCGGACGACCAAGGAGATTGCAGATGCGTTTCAAATTCCTTCAAGAGATATTTCGAGGACTTTTGATATGTATCAGGAGCAAAATCCTGACACGATGATCCACGTGACCCAGCCTGCTGATCTTATCCCTCGATTTATCAATGGTATATCGTGCATTCCGGAGAATGACAAGGGGCGCGTCAAGTGCAAGATTGTCAAGGTTTGCAAATCGCTCGAGGAGTGTGTGGAGCTCATGGGAAGAACACCCAAAGCGATTGCGTGCGCGGTCATCTACATGGTGTTGAGTCAACTCGATCTCAAGCCTGACAAGAAGGAGATTTGCAGAATTTGTGAAGTTTCAGAGCCGACTCTAAGTAAGATTGAGGCTATAATTAAAAAGGAACTTGCTTGAAATAGAAATGTCTGGAATTGTGTTATTTGTAAGCACACCTTGTTACGGTGGTATTTGTCTCCAAGCGTATGCCGAGTCTATGCTTCGTCTCCAGCGCACGTGTGCAGCGAATGGCATCCAAATGATGCTCGACACTACAGAAAATGAGTCCCTTGTCCACCGCGCGCGTAACCTAGCTGTCGCCCGTTTTTACCAAAAGACTCAAGCGACCCACTTTCTCTTTATCGACGCAGATATTCACTTTGACCCCGAGTCTGTCGTCCGGCTCATCAAGTCTGGTCACGAGGTTTCGTGCGCCGCATACCCCAAAAAGACTGTGATGTGGGACCAGGCGGAAGCCTATGTGAAATCAGGTGAGACTGGTCGCGACCTTTCGCGCGTCGCCGCATCACTCGTACTCAACTTCCGGTACCAGCAGACCCAAATCAAGGATGGGTTCGCCGAGGTCCTTGATGGTCCCACGGGTTTCCTGCTCATCAAGCGTGATGTATTCAAGAAGATGTTTGATCATTATCCCGAACTCAATTGTGTGAACGACCACCAGAATAAGGACCTGGACGAGTACGTGGCTGTGTTTGACTGTATGATTGACCCCGAGACGCGCCGGTACCTTTCAGAGGACTATGCCTTTTGCCGGCGTTGGCAGCAGATGGGTGGTCAGATTTTTGCCGACTGCATGACTGTCCTAGGACACGTGGGAAATATTCGCTTCCAAGGAAAGCTCGAGGATCGTCTTAAGGCGACAGTTTAAAGAATTGAATATTTGTAATATATATGGAATTAACTACAAATATAGAAGGGGTACATGTAAAAATATCTGAAACTGACTATGAACACTTCAGAAACAAATATATTTATGTAAACAGTAATAAAAGTAAGTATCCTTCGTTAAGTATTAACAAAAAAACTATATCTTTACATAAATATGTCATATGTACACTTATGGGTATAGAAGTGCCTCAAAAGCATGTTGTGGACCATATAAATGGTGATAGATATGATGCTCGTAGAGAAAATTTAAGAGTTGTAAACTATAGTCAAAATAATCAAAATAGAACTATATCGACAAAAACTATATCAGGTTACAGAGGAGTTTCGAGAAAAAATTCCAATTCGAAATGGCAAACATATTTTGGTTCTAAACTTCTAGGTTTTACAGAGACTGTAGAAGAAGGTGCCCGTCTTTATGATAAATATATAATAAAATTTGTACATCAAGATAACCCAACGAATTTTATGTATTCTGAAGATGAAAAACAATCAATTATCAATAGTGATTTTCAACCAAAAATATTAAAATCTAAAGGCGAGGTTCAAGGTTATACTTTAACTCCAAATGGTAAATTGGCTGTTAAATTAAAAGGAAAACACCTGGGTACATTTGAAACTATTGAAGAAGCACAAAAAGCCCGAAAAAATGCTGTAGATGCGTTAGAAAAAAAACGTTTAAATGAACAGGTATTAGTAAACCATTTAGGACAAGCAATCATACAATTAAGTGGGAAAAATTCACAGAATACTTTTACTATAGTAGATCATGATAAATGGCATGAGCTTAATAAAATTTCATGGTCATTAGGAAATGATGGTTATGCACGTTCAGCACTGGGACAGCTTCATACGGTTATAACAAAAGATTGGCAACGTTCAAACAACGATCACGTTATTGATCATATTGATAGAAATAAACTTAATAATCAGATTTGTAATCTTAGATTGGTATCTAGAAGTGACAATAATAAAAATATTTCTCAAGAAACTATAATCCGAAGATCGGTAAGTTTGTCAGGAATTGATCGTAGACCCAACTTGAAAAGAAAATATTCTGATGATGAAAAATTACCAAAATATGTTTCACGATTAGAAGGTGTTCGATGTGGTTATCAAGTAGTTAGACATCCTTCCTTGAAAAATAAGCAATTTACCAGAAATACAATATCTATGGAAGAAAAACTCAAATTAGCATTGAACTACTTAAGAACAGCACCCTCTTAAATATCAATGACTGTCCTCCATGTATGTATGGTTACACGAAACAAATCTATTAGTGCAACAACACTCCATTCTGCTATGAACATTCACATGATCTGTATGCAACGAGGAATTCACCTAGAAATTCATTTCGTAGAAGACCGTTCGACCCTTCCCAAGTTGATAAAGACCGGTGAGCGCCTTTTCTGGATGGACTATGGAACAAATTTGAATAACGAAATTCTTTCCAAGGTTGTCGATCCTTTTGAGAAGGGTGTTCAGGTGGTCGTCTTCCCGTCAGTCAAGGAGGGAATTAGCTGGGACCAATTTACGAAAAAGACAAAGGATGGTTCGAGCGAGCCTGCCGGACAGCGCGGGCTAGCTTTTGATACCGAGGTGGGGAGAAAGCTTGCAGACGGTCTATACGACTGTGAAAACACAAATGCGCGCGTATGGGCGATGGATACCAAGCCGGTTGATAAAAAGCTCCGGGGCGGTAAGGAGCCCATCAAGCTCCCTCTCGAGGGTCCGCCAGAAAATATGTTCAAGACGCTCAAGAATATTGGAATCAAGATCGGGGTCATGTCCGAGGCGATTGTCGTGTGTCATTTCGTCCACGAGTGTTTCGGGAATATCCTCGAGGCTTCGGGTGTCAGACTGGAGCCGTGAGAAGTTCAACTTCATCTAGGTCACGCGGTCTCATATAAATTTTTGTAGTATATATAACTACTGTCATGTTTCCAGTAAGTTCGACTATCATCATATCCACCTGAGCCATGAGAATGTGCATATACATAAACCAGTCAAACCAGCGATAAATAACCTCACCTATCGCAACTTCCTGAGCGTGTCTCCGCGCATAAACATTTTTTGGTTTATCATTCTGCACAGTCTGTATTAACCAGGGCGAAATCACTTCTTGCAAAACTGTTCGGGCAATTGTGCTAAGAATCGTATATATGATGACAATCGAATATCTCCAGCCAGTATTTATTTTTATATCTAAAATAACAAGGTCTTCGTGAGGACCAAATGTGAAAAATTTGGTGGAGGTTTCACTCGCACACAACTTAACAGCCACACCTAGAAAAATGGTACAAAATCCCGCCCATGCTAAAAGTGCCTTGTTTATTCGATCCACGGGGATCATCTAAGTCTTGCGCATTAAAAATTCGTGTCTTGACGACGCATAGGGTGAGTTCGGGATAATAAAGGCAAACACAAATGGACGAGCTCTATACGCTCTATGCCCGTATGCTCGAGTACGGACGGCACACCAACCCTGAGTTTCAAGAGCTAGCTCAAAAGCTGTTTTTCAAGGGGCATCAAGCGTCAAAAGCGTTTGCTCATGCTCGCGACGGACTTTCCCGCCAGGGTCACCGGTACACCGATGAGGAAAAGCTGGACCTGATGTGCCACGTGACTGATTTCCTGCTCGAGGGCAAGTATCCAGACTTCGACTACATTTCCGAGCACATGCTACGGACCCCAGATGCTCTTCAGCAACAGACGCAGAAACTGCTCGTGGAAGCAAAGTGGACTTGG